AAGTTCCCATTTGGCAGGTTGGTATAACCTGATGCGGATGCAAAAGCCATGATTAAATCCTCCATGATATTTGGCTTTAAAAGAAAGCTAAACACCTGAAAGAGGCTGTTACTTTTCTAGGGTGCAGAAAAGGTACTCAGTTGCGCAACCGAATACCCACTGGGCCTATACTTGAACAGGTGGTTCTTTGTAGTTTAGACTTTTATGAAAAAGTATCTGTAAAGGTAGTCCGTAAAGGAGGCTTTACTTTAGATACGTGTAGTTATATTGAACACTTCTTAAGTGTCAATAGTTTATCTGGCTGCACCAGACATGTCGTAGACAAACTTACCAGAAGCCATAGCTTGTGAAATTTCGTCTTGACGTTCCTCAAACTCTCTTGCCGACATCTTGGCAACATCAGATTCTTTAATCTGACTAGATACACCTTTTGCGTCAATAGAGGTACGAGTTCCTTTGGTAACAGTAGAAGCTGCAGCTTTTCTATTATCTCTTTTAGCTGCAGTTGTCAGACCGTTATCAACTTTATAAAGGTCAATCACACGAATAACTGAGGCAGGATCGTCTGCATTTTCATACAGTGCATCCTTAACCCACTTAGGTTGTGCCTCTGCCCAATTATGAAACTCGTCTGATTGTCTTAATTCATCAAAGTCATCATGAGTCTTACGAATAACATTTTCTGCTTTCATCCGTAAAGCTTCATTATGAGCTTCATCTAATTCTTTTAGACGTTCTTCAGCTTTGCTAAACATCTCTTTTGCTTTCTGAGATGCAATCTTTTCAACAATACCTGCTACGTCTGGGTATTTCTTTTGCCATGCTTCAATGTCTTCATCAGACTTAGGAGGCACAATACTTTCTTTTTCTTTACGTTTTTCTAGAGCTTCTAGCCTACCGTTCCACTCTTTTTCTTTTTCCTGCATATGTCTACGCAGGTCACCATAACGTTTCTTAAAAGACTTTTCTTCAGCACTTAGTCCTGCGTCATCGTCTTCTTGTGCTTCCCCTTGCGTGGGTTCTTGTTCTTCTTGTTGGGTATCACTTGTGGCTTGTACCGGGGTGTCCTCAGTATCCTCGCCACTGGGTTCACTCTCTTCAACATATTCTTGACCACGAGCTTCAGCCTCTAGTTTAGCAATTTCTTTTTCTTCTTCTGCCATACGTTTTCGGCGTTGCTGATTATTGAAAGTTCTATCTACAAAACCTGCATTCTTCGGGGTTGCTTTGACTGCTACATTCATACTTTTTTCCTTATGTTGGGGCCAGGGTTGATTCCCTGGGTAGCCTTATCGTTTCTAGTATAGGGAGCCTGTTCTATTTTTTATTTTTAGATTTTTTTCTTGCCATTAAACCGCCTCTATAAAGACCATCTTCATCTGCTGTAGTTAGACCTGGGTCAATACCTTCGTATGTTGTAGTTTGAGTCATTTGTCCCATAGGATCTCTGTCAATTTCAACATCAGTTACTTTAAAGGGATCGTCATCATCGTTATTAGATTGTGCTGCTTTTAAAGCTGCTGCTGCTGCAGCATCGTCTTTAGCTTTTTGTGATGCTGCATTCTTAGCTACCTCTGCCCTTTGTCTAGCTGCTCTAGCTTCAAACGCAGGGGCAGAAGGTGCAGCATTAATAATCTCATCATACTTTTTAGTTCCAGGCATCAGGTTAGGGAACGTCTCATCTAACCAACCAAGAACTTTATTTCCTTCAAGAGTTTTATTAATATTTTCCTCAATCTCGTTGGCTAAATTTTCATCCTTAAGATCGTTACGAGCATACTGCTCAAGTGCTCTTGCTTGCGCAATAGACATTGCATCAACTGCAGTTTTACCTGCAGCCAGACCCGGTAGACCTGCTACTGCACCTGCCAGACCGATTCCTGCTTTCTCACCAGTACTTAGTCCAAGAATAGACTTTGCTGAGTCTCCAATTGACTTAGCATCGTTAAAGTCAATACCATCCATCCAAGATGTATCAGGTTCTGTTTCTGTCTCAGTAGGAGGCTTTCCACCATCATCGTTATTGTTGGATGCTTGCTGTTGTGCTTTGGCGGCAGTAAGTTCTGCAGAACCAAATAAGAAGAAAGGAGGGCTTGGTGGTTCTTCTATTCGAGGTCTTCCATCAATGTACTCAATTACTCTCTGTTCACCAGTATCTTTGTGTACCCAAGTTTTAAATGTTGTTATTGATTCTTGAGGTGGGCCAGAAGGTTGGAAAGTACTAAACCCAACAGTTCCATAATTCATTGGGTTAAACCCTGAAGCCATTTGTTGTTGTTGTGCAAGCACACCTTCATTAGCTTGAACAGGCATAGGAGCAGGTTGACCTGCTTGTGGAGCACCACTCATGTTCTGTTGGATTTGCTGTGGGGTAAGAGGTTCACCGCCAATCCTACCGTTTTGTTCCATAGAACTCAAACCTTGTTTAGCTTTATTACGTAGTCCTTCAAAGAAGTTTACTCCGTAGTATCTAAGAACATCAGCAGGTACGACATACTCACCTTCAGACAACATAGCAGGAATATCATCTCTGACTTCTGAGGCCATTGAACCAGGGGGTATTTCGTTACCTGATACTGGGTCTACTTGCATACCGTCATCTTTGATACCACCTTCTTGCATAAAGGCCATCTGCATTTGTCTACTGTCTACCATTTACCTGATCCCTTAACGTCTTAAGTCTACGAAGACATTGTGCTTGTCCCTGAAGTCTATAGAATATTTCTGGTGTTGCTGCTTGTTCCATCTGAACGTGTACTTGTTTTAAACGAACATCAAGCTCTTCTAAAAAAGATTCCCATATGTCTTTGTTGTTTACGAGTAATTTGAGGCTCATCCTTGGGCTTGTCCTGTGTTACCTGAGAACCCTTGTTCACCTGGTTGAGGAGCAGTTCCTGTGCCTATCTGTCCACCACCACTACCTTGAGTGTCTTGAACCTGTGCACCTGCAGGAGCTTGCTGTGGCTCACCTTGAGGTGCAGGAGCACCTTGTGCCATCTCAGGAGGTGGATTTTGTTGTTGGAACTTCTTGAGGATCTCAGCTTGAATTGCTGCATCTGACATAGAGTTTGCTACTTTTTCAGGATCAAGATCCATAGACTTAGCAATCTCACGTATAATATAATCCATTTTTGCAAATGGTGCAAGAGCAGGATTCTGAATAACACCCAAGAATTGCATTAGACGTTGGCTACGTACTTCGTTAGCCATAAGTGACTCAGTACCTTCAGCTTTAACCTCTAGGTCACCCTTAATTTCAGGGTCATAGTCAAACTGCATATTAAAGCTAAAGAATGCTTTACCAAGAGGACCAAGTAAATAGTCATCAATGTTTTTGACTACTGTACGGATAGAGCCGTTGGCAGCAGACATAAGCATAGAAATGCCAGAGGCAGTACGACCAACTCCTGATACGCCTGTCTGACCATGTGCGAAGGAAGGGAAGCCAGTTGATTCATCTGCTAGTACTCTCGCCTTATCAAACATCTGCATGTTTTCTTGTGAAACGTTAGGGAACTTGGTGCCAAAGATGGCCTGTCCAGGTGCACCCCCCATCCTTCGTAGGACTTTGCCGGGGTAGATAGACAAGTCTTGCCCAGGGGCTAAGTTTGTTTCATCCACTTCAATAAGCAAGTTACCCGAAAGTGCAGCATTGTCTACACTCATCCTCATAAACCCATTCATTAGGGTTTGTGTATCATCCATATTTTCTGCTATACCTACCCCAAAGAATGAGTAAGGGTTTACTTCGTATGGGACAGCATAGTACGGAAGGATAGCAGGAGTAAACGGATTCATTACAAGACGTAAGACTTGATTGTTGCAAACCCAAATATTCACTGAAACCTGATCTTGATCTCTTAGTTCTTTTGGGATGTCTACATCATGTTCTTCTAAAATGTCTGTGTCAACGTAACCCCAGAACTCAAGAACGTTAAATCTTTCTGATTTAGTCTCTTGGTCTGCGTCCTCCATGATCTGCTCCCACCACTCTTTAGTGTAGGACTCACCCATTTCAAGGGCTGTATCAATAGCATTAGACCTAAAGAATGGTCTGTTCTTTAAGCCTCTCATTTGAGAACGAGACATCTTATGTCTTTGGACAACGTACTCTGCTTCATCCATGTTGTTAGCATCTGGGTCAGGATAGAAGTTCCAGATAGAAACAGAGGCAGTTTGGGGTACTGTCTTAAAGACAGGTGAGTAGTTACCCTCGTCATCCCAATTAGGGTACTCTTTGTCATAAGCAAACGGACCCTTCATAACACCAGTGCCAAACAACGCACACTCAAAGGCTGCAGTACGTAGTTGTTTCTTAGCATTTGATTCTTCTAGCTGATCATGGATTTTCTTTTCCATTTTCTTAGCAGCTACAAGAGCAGGGTGGAATGTTACTTGAGAAGGTGTAGTGCCTTGACCTTCTTCTAGGATATCAATGACAGGTTCTAGTTTCTTCTTCATACCTGCAAGACGTTCTTGCAAGTCAATGATAGTCTCACCCGGTCTTAACTTTTCATCTTCCTCTGAGATACCATTTTCTTTTTTAGCCGACTGGGCTTGTGGGTTACTCTCAAAGTAGACCGACTCAGCAACTCCTTCAGGAATAGTAGTTGGGTTGATACCAATAGGAAACTTATTAGAACCGAAGAGTACATCAACAATTTGACCATAAGCAGCAAGAACCTTAGTTTTAGTAACTTTGACAAATATTCTAGACTTTTCTGTAGAGGTAAACTGAACATCAGGTCCGTAAATACCTCTGTAGTTTTGATAGGCTTTAATCCATCTTTGCTCGTCAGAATATCTAGCTTTTTCTGCTTTAGAAAACTTCTCTTCAACAAAGTTAACAACTGTCCCTACAGTAGGGTCATCTACTTTATCTGAGTTTTTCTTATCTTCTACGAAAGAAGAATCTGCGTCATCAATGTACAGTTCTTCAGTTTCTAGAATATCATCTTCTTCCATAAGTCATTCCTTAATAACCGAATGTGGGGTCTGAGGCTTGAAAGCCTGTCCGTTGAGAATTTGGATCAAAGTCAAACAGGCTGCTTCTAGGTCTTGTCATCACACCATACCTTAAAGCATCGTATAGGTGATCTTCCGAATTAGTGTCTACATCCTCAGGGTTTCTCTTATCTAAAGGAATAGAGGGAAGCTGAGATATAAGATTAGTGCAATTAGAAAATATGACAAGCCTTGGCTCCTCTGTAAATTCGTCAACTTGTAATCGTCTGTGTATCTCGTTCTTACCTGCTACTCGAGATCCTTTTGATCTATCGGCAGGACGCCACCTGCAACCTTTTGTAATCATCTGTTCAGCAAGACTAGGGCCAGTATCACCACGATTATGCCAAAGAGAAGAGTCAAGAACTCCATACCTTATCTTCTCCTCTTGTTCTATGTCCAGGATCATGTCAGCCAAATCAGTGGCTATTATCTTAGATACATACAACTCTCTGTACACAATTAGCTGTTCAGATCCTGGAACAACTGCTATCCAGACTACACCAGTATAAGAACCATACCCATAGTCACAAGCTCTGAAACGTACCCAGTTGCTTGGTATATCGAATGGTTCAACAACGTGAATGCGTCTGTTAAACTCTGGGAAAGCTGATCCTTCGTTAATGTCCCAGTCACCCTCAAGCAACTGTCTTCGTTGATGTTCAGGCAAAGAAAGAAGGTTGGCTTCATACATCCCATCCTCAGATAAGTATGGATTGTCAAAAAGAGTAGCAGGAATAAACTTACGTTTAAATAGAGGCTCACCCTCTCGACTATGACCCTTAGGCCACTGAATTACTTCACCGTGTTCATCTGTTGCCCAAAAGGACTTACCAGGTGGGCTAGGATCAATAAAATGTTTACGAACCCATTGGTGACCCGGACCCCCTGGGTTAGACGTTGCCCTCATATACAACGGTAAGCCTGAGGCTTTTGTTGCACGAAGACGTGACCTCATATAGTTCCAAGCATAAGGAGTAGGCCACTGTGTAAGTTCATCAAAGCCAATCCAGTTAAAGGCTTGACCTTGGTATCTCATAACGTCATCGTCACGATCAAGGTACGACATCCAGAGTGTTGCCCCACTAGGAGCTACCCAAGTCTTATCTCTTTCCATAAACTTTATGCCCGGTATTGCTTTTGGGTAAAGCTGTTTACTTACAGATATAAGTTCTCTAAGCTCTTCTGTACTACGCCGAACAAGTAGCATTCGTGCATGTGGATTCGTAAAGTACCTAACTGGGTCTGCAACCATACTATAGGATTTTCCACCGCCTGCTGCGCCTCCATAGAGCACCTCTTGTTCTGTTGATGCGAGGAAAGAAGTCTGAGGCCCAGGGTTAGGTTGAAATATTACTTCCTGTGCAGCCACAGAAGGGGCATCTTTCTCCGTGTTCAAGGGAGATGTAGTTTTCTCCATCGTCAAGAGTTCTGGTGCCTCTACCACCGACTCTTTCTTCTTCAATCTTCTTCGACTTCCTTGCCGCCTCTTTGTATTTTTTGGCATACTGGCGGTAGTTGGACGAGGCTCTTCGCCTTTTTTCTTCCATTCTGACACGTTTATCAAGTCCTACATGAGAAATATATCTACCAGAATTATCTGAAAGCCACTTGGCTACCTGCCTTAAACTGTAATCTTGCAGGAATAGTTTAGCTTTCTCCAGTAATTCAAGCTCTTCTGGGATTGGCAAGAGAATCATGTCATCTTCTTCGTCTTGCTTGTATCCAAAGGGTACGTGTCTCCCAACCCTTACTATTGGATACCACTCTCCACTTTCACCTCTCAAAGGAACTTGCCAATCTATTTTGTGTGGGTATTCTGCTTTAGATGCTCTTTTACTCATCTTCTTTCGCAGGTAGGATAAATAGTGGCTCTGCAGCTTTTACCTCTACCTTATCTGTTTTTGTAAATCCTGCACGATCTAAAATGTCTTTAGCTGCTAACATCTTTTCTTTTACCCCTAGATCTGTAGGGTCAGCCATAACAGAGAACATAGTATAAGCAGCTTTAGTAGACGATTGTGCTATAAACTTCTTTGTAAGGTCTGCGATCTCATCTGTCAAGGCGTTAACGATACTTGTTGAAGAAACAGCATCAGCATACCCTGCAAGTTTCTTAGCAGTCACAGGATCTCCTTTAGCCTCTTCAAAGAGGACATCAAGAAACTTTTGCTGCTTTTCTGTTAGATTTCTT